CAGATGATAAACTCTTTTGGTGGAATGTTGTCAGGCTCTAGTAATCCTATCTTAAAGACTTTAGGTGGGGGCCTTGAGTCTTACGGAAATATGGATGGCGGTGGGTACACAGGTAATGGCCCACGCTCAGGTGGCTTAGACGGTAAGGGTGGTTTCATGATGATGATGCACCCAAGAGAGACTGTCATTGATCATACTAAGGGTCAAAGTGGAGGTCAGGTCGTTGTAAATCAAACTATCAACGTAACTACTGGTGTCCAGCAAACTGTTCGTGCTGAGATCATGGGCTTAATGCCTCAAATTCAAGAAGCTAGTAAAGCAGCGGTTTTAGATGCTAAACGCCGTGGTGGTTCATTTGCGGGAGCATTTTAATGGCTATTAGTTATCCAAGAGACTTGCCAACGGTTACTGGAATTTCAAGTATTACACTTCGTGCTGTCAACCAAACAGCTATGACGAGTTCTCCATTTACCTATAAGCAACAAATTCACAACCACTCAGGTCAGCGTTGGGAAGCTGAAGTACAACTCCCCGCAATGAGGGACGATACAGCAGAAGAGTGGACTGCTTGGTTGTTGAGCCTTAACGGACGTGCTGGCACATTCTTGATGGGTGATCCCAACAGGGCAACTCCAAGAGGTTCAGCATCTTCAGCGCCCGGTTCTCCTGTTATTAACGGAGCAAGTCAAACGGGTTCTTCCATTGCTATTGATGGACTACCTGCAAGTGCTACAGGTTACTTGAAGGCTGGTGATTATGTTCAGTTTGGATCAGCCTCGACAGCCACCCTTCACAAGGTTCTTACGCAAATAGACACAAATTCATCTGGTCAAGCTACTCTTGATATTTGGCCGAATGTTGTAAGTTCTTCGGCGGATGGGTCAACGGTTGTCGTCACCAATGCGAGGGGGCGCTGGCGTTTAAATTCAGGTCAACAGGACTGGTCTATAGATAATTCATCCTTTTACGGCATTACTTTTGCAGCGGTTCAGGTGATCCCATGAGCCGTGATTTATCGAAAATACAAAACGTCATTGAGCTTGATGAGATATTTCCCTTTTTCGCGGTTGATCTGGAGTTTGGCACTGAGGTTCTCAACTTTGGAGGGACAATAATACCATCAAGAAACTTACACTTCTGGACAGGTCTTGGAGAGATAACTCACGGCGGCAATGTTTATACTGGTGCTGGGCAATTCCTAACAGTCTCTAATGTCACTGAAACAGCAGATTTAAGGGCCGCTGGTGCAACAATAAGCCTTTCTGGACTGCCAAGCGAGATTGTAGCTTTGGCGCTTCAGCAGCCTTATCAGGGGCGTATATGCCGTATTAAATTTGGAATGCTAAACGCAAACAAGAATAAGACTGTGACGGAGGATGGCATTGGTATCACTTTAGAGGACACCAGTGACGTTGATAACACTGCGGGTGATCCAGAGGTGATGATTGATCTTTTCGTTGGATACATGGACGAAATGAATATCCAAGAAAACCCTGAATCATCAACAATCTCACTTTCTGTTGAGAACAAGCTGGTTGACCTTCAACGAGCCAAGACCACACGTTACACATCTGAGTTCCAAAAGAAGAAGTATCGTGACGCATTTCCATCAAGGTCAAATGAAGACAAAGCGTTTGACTTTATCAATGACTTGCAGGGCAAACCTCTAAATTGGGGGAAAACCTAATGTTCCAAGGTTGGGATATTCGCCTTGCAAATTGGATAGATTCGGTGCGCGATGAACCTTTTCGCTGGGGGCCGCATGACTGCATAACCTTTGCGAACAACGCAGCCATAAAAATGCGAGGTTTTGGATTTGCCGATGAGTTCATTGAGGGTTACTCAACAAAAAAGGGCGCAATGGTAAGGTACAGACGCTTTCTGGAAGAAAGTGGTTACAGTGACTTGACTGAGGGATTGGACGACAGGCTAACGAGATTAAAAACAAATTACGCTCCTAGAGGTTCTATAGTCGCACTTCCGCAAGAGGGTGTTTTACCGTTTGCGATAGGAGTTCAGATTGGAAAGTATTGTGCTTTTGTCGGAGACAAGGGTTTGGTGCTATTGTATCCAGAGTCAAACTTTTTATACTGGGGTTTAAAATGAGCTTGAGAGGTCTTTACAGAAGCACATCATTCTTGAGCCAAGGCCCAATGGGGCCACAGTCCTATATGAAGGACATACCTCAAGACCCTGTTACTCTTGTTGTCGCCGCGGTGTCCACCGCAAGTGCTGTTGGAGCTGCTGCGTTAGCTGGCACGGCATTCACTGCTCAAGCAATATTTGCTTCTTTTGCCTTCAACGCAGCCCTCGGTTATGCTTTAAACTCTCTTGCGCCGAAACCTAGCCTCGGCAATGCTTCAGGTGGATATGGTGTAAATGTAAACGCTTTGTCGTCAAACGCTCCGACCCAAGTGATATATGGTCGAACTAGAGTTGGCGGCGTTGTTTTTATGCAAGATGTGACAGGTACTTTACTTTCTCAGATGGTAGCCTTTGCCGATCATGAGATCGACGCCTTTGAAGAGGTTTATTTTAATGACGAAAGGGTATCTTCAAAGAGTGTTTTACTTGGTTCTTTCAGAGTTGTTGAGGTAACAAATGAGGAGGGTTCATCTCGCTTTCCTGGGGCTATCTACTACAATGAAAGGTTTGGCACTTTAGACCAAGAATATGTCGATCTGTCTTTGCTATCCTTAACTAAGTCGGATTGGGATAATGACCATGTTGCCGCTGGTGTGGCGTATTTAGCACCTAGATATTATTATGACAGAGACTATTTCCCCAACGGTGTTCCGGTGATTTCATCACTCATCAGGGGTAAGAAGGTATATGACCCAAGGACAGGTGAAACTGCATTTACAGACAGCAGTGATGTTGAGATAGGCAGAAACCCAGCCCTGATCCTCAGAGATTATTTAATCTATTCCGGTATTGCAGAAGCATCTGAAATTGATGATGATGCCTTTAATGCGGCTGCAAACATTTGCGATGAGGATGTTGCGCTAGACGCTGGCGGCACTGAGAAGCGCTATCGTTGTGACGGAGCTTTTACCACTGAGGAAAACCCGCAAGACATCATCAAATCCATTATTTCCACTATGGGTGGAATGGTTTGGTATTCTGCTGGCAAGTGGTCCTGCAAGGCAGCGGCCTATACTACCCCAGTGCTTACTCTTGACGAGGATGATTTGCGTTCCGGCATTCAAATCAGCACTCGCAGAAGCCGCCGCGAGGGGTTCAATAAAGTTGTCGGTCAGTTTAGGGGCGATGAAACAAGCTGGCAGGTCACTAACTTTCCTGAAGTTAAGTCGGACGCATTTGTTATTATTGATGGCGGTGAGGAAAGCACGCTTGAGCTAGACCTTCCGTTTGTTTCAACATCCACTCAAGCGCAACGGATTGCCAAGATAGCTCTTTACAGAAACCGTGAGCAATTAAAGATCAGCGGTTCGTTTGGGATGAGAGCCTTACAGCTTTCAGTTGGTGATATTGTTAAGATAACAAACAGTCGCCTTGGTTTTGTTGAGAAGCAGTTTGAAATAGTTGAGTGGACTTTTGGGTTGAATCCCGAAATGGCACTTGAGGTAGCAATGACGTTGCAGGAAATCAGCGCAGCGATATTTGATTGGAACGCAGAAGAAAAGACATTCGAGAGTAATAATACTACTCTCTCAAATCCCTTTGACGTTCCTGAAGTTGGGATTACTATAACAAACGAAAGCAGAGTTATAAATCAACATTTGACAAACTTAATCGCCGTTGATGTTTCCTCGCATAGACCCGACGAAATTGAGAGCGTTGAGGTTGAGTATCTAAAGTACAACAACAAGACTGTAAAATACACTGACCTAGATACCAGTTTGTCCAACGGGCAAATAGCCACTGTGGATGGAACTTGGGGCGTATCTCAGGGTGGTAGTTTACTTACTCAAGTTGATGAGAACACGAGTAGGTTTTACGTTGGTTGGTTGTCAGGTGGCCCGACAGAGGCATTTTTAGACGATATTCGTGGAACATCATCCAACGGTAACGTCAGCTTTTTGGCGAATGAGCAAGGCAATTATGATGAGTTCACGTTTTACTCTAGCCAGTCAGGTAAGAGCGGATCAGCTAAATTTGACGTTCTAGCCATTCAAAAGCAGCAGACTGCCGCTAATGGTGGATTTTATATTATTTTTGTAGATAATGTATTCTCTGTTGGAACTTTAACAG